GGATGACTCGTATGTCGAGACGGAGGAATCCCTTGCCGACGGTGCGATCACTGCGGGAGCTCCAGTCTATCTGGAAGCCGCGGCCAGTGCTTCAGGGACGCCGAAGGTCAAGGTCATTACGGGCGGGGCAGCTACAACAAGCGTGATTTACGGTGTGGCGCTCACCACGGTGTCTGACGGGGGGGTTGTGCAGGTTATCCCTGTTAAACAGGGGCAGGTCTGGTCTGCGGAATCTGCGGCGGCAACCGATGCGACGAAGGCTGCTGCAGCAACCAACTACCTCGACACGAATCTGAAGGTAGCAACGGGTGGGACGATCACCAACAACGGCGCAATTCCGTTTGTCGTGGGTGTTCTGGATTCCACACATTATCTCATCCGCATTCGCAGAAGCGTAATGCAGTTCTAGTGAAGGAGGAATAACATGGCAAGCAATGGAATTGCGGTACGAGGTGGCTATCCTTATCAATTTGATAAGGAAATTGCGAAAATGGTCATCGGTAAATACGCCGATTATCCCAAGGAATACACGCAGATTGCGAAGATTGAGACCTTCCCGACAAAGGGCAAAACCTACACCGAGGCGGAGTTCACTGGTCTTGGCAATATGCGGGCAATGGCAGAGGGTGAGGCCATCAGCTTTGATGTGCCGGAGGAAGGTCACAAGAAGTCTATCCAGGCTGTGAAATATGGTCTCGGATTCCAGCGAACTGAGGAAATGGATGCCGACGAGCTGTTTGGCATGATGAAATCAGTTCCGCAGAGTCTGTCGAGAAGTGCAGCAGCGTGCCTCGAGACGAATTTCTGGAACCTGTTTAACAACGGGTTCTCGACGGTTACTGCATGGGACGGGAAGCCAGTGTTCGCCAGCAACCACGTAACGCTGAAATCGGGCGATACCATTAACAATGCTGCTGCGGCGGACTTAAGTGCGACGACTCTACAGGCAGCGTTCGAGTATTTCGACAGCGTGGTCGACGAGAATGGCATCAAGCTCCAGATCAAACCCTCGAAGCTCGTGATACCAACCAGTCTGAAATGGTTGGCGTATTCGCTACTCACGGCGACTGGTTATGTCTGGTCGTACTCCGACTGGACGAAGGGCATCGTGAGTGATGGAGTTAATTCTCATGCTCCTGCGACGGGGCCATTCAAGAACCAGTTCAATCCGAGTACGGGAGTGGTGGATGCGTGGTCAGTGTTTGTCTCGAGATATCTGACGGACCCCGATGCGTGGTTCCTCCTGTCGGACGAGCACGACTTCCGGTTCTACTGGAAGAAGAAACCCACGATGTCACAAGCTCCGGATTTCAAGACTGACAACATGATGTACAAACTGGTGATGCGCTTTGCGGTTGGAGTGTTCGACTACAAAGCTGCCTACGGTTCAGCTGGAGCGTGAGATGTGGGTGCATAAGACTCAGCCTGACGGGGCTGTTGTCTATGCGTGGAAGATAATCGGCACAAAGGACCCGATGGAGACTGAATTCACCGGGTCCTTGCCGAATTTGGTCTGGACAGACGAGCATTCGACTCCAACACCTCCAGAATCCTACGAAAAGTGGGAGATTGCGGTGTCTGAACATGGGATTCCGTACACTTCAGTCGCAGAAATCTGGGATACGTGCTACGTCTGCCAGACTGAATTTCCTATCAGCAAAATGATTCGAAAAAATGGACATTGGTACTGTCAGGAGGACTATGAGCCATGACGCTACAAGAGATTGTGGTTGAGATTTTCGAGGCTCTTGGGGAGCCGTCGGAACTCGACTTCTGGACAGACCGAGACTTACAAACTGTAAATACAAGTCATTTGGGGTGGAAAAAAATCGTTGATGTCGTGAATGATGGATGTTTGGCGCTTTCGATGTGGAAGTGGCCGAATGGCCGCCAGGTCAGATTCCGTCATCTCGAAGACACAGCTTACATGACCATGGAACCATTGAGCGGCACAATCAGTGGGATCGTCGGGAACTCAATGGTCATCAGTGGACTCCCGACAGGCTCCAATCTTCAGGTCGGGAAGCTCGTGGTAGGCAGCACAAGTGGAGCCACAGGGACAATCCTGTGGTCCAATGGGACAAGCGTTGTCCTCACAAATGTTGACGGAACATTCGTGAACGGTGAGACTGCGACAGTCTATCAAAGAGAATTCCGGTTTGTCCCAGTCTCAAGTGGGTATGACCCGACGACAGTTGGGGGAATACCGTATTTTGCTGCAAACGGAAAGCCGCTGGAAGTATCACAAGTTATTAGTGTGACTGATGGGTCAAAACTCGCAGAAACATTCAAAGACTCAAGATTTCTGTATGCCGATACTTCTGTTGGCGTACCTACCTCGATGTATCGGATTGCTGGGGGCTTCGCAGTAGATGTGTGGCCGGAAAAAGGTCTGGCCTACATTGTTCGGTATCTCCGGGGTCCCAAGCAACTTGGTTATACAGATATTGCTGTTGAGCCGGAAATTCCTGTGCAGTTTCATCGAGGGCTGGTGTTGTATGGGATTTGGTGGGGTCTGCGGAGAGCACAGGAATCGGCGGATGCGTATGCAACAAAGCGAGACCTTGAGGACTTTATGCAAAGAACCCGTACAGAGTTTGATATTCACGATGATCTCAACAATCATCAGGCTTTCATGAGTCCTGAGGGCAGGAGTTAAGTATGGCGCATGAGAATACGTGGTCGAGTTTGGAAGATGGTCAGCCTACCGGCGCAAACTTGCTGGGGCAGGTAGATGATTTTATTCGGCAGACTCGGCAGATGGTCCGAGAGAGGATTACACTTGAGCACGATTTCAACTTCCTGATCAATGACCAGCAGGGCTATCATCGGCAAGGTTCAGCAAGAGTCTGGGTTTCAGATACTCAACCTACAAGCCCAATTCCTGATCCTACGGGCACAGAAACTGCGGGGTCTGAGACTATCGGGCGATGCTGGTTCAAGCCGTCAACAGGAGAATATTTTGTCTACGACAAGACGTCTGCAAGCTGGATTCCAGTGAATCTCACGACTTTGCAGATGGCTGCGCTGCTCCACGCAATGACTGCGAAAGCTTCGCTTGACGATAATGATGAATTCGCGCTCGCGGACAGCGCAGCAACCTATGGACCTAAGAAAACTCTCTGGTCGACCGTCAAGTCGGTCATCAAGACCGCCTTGTCGATTGGGGGTTCGAACGCTCTATCTCAAGATAATATCGGTGACGGATCGAGTTACAAACGAATCAGCGCCGCAAAAGCTGACAAAATCAATGCTGGTACTTATTCTGAAGATGACCTTGCTGACGGCACGTCGTATGCACGAGTGTTAAAGGCGCTGGCTGATGCAATAAACAACGAAACGAGGTTACCTACGGCACTTGGTACATCCGATGCCAACCTTATCGGTGCGCTGTCAAAAGTCGCTAACAATAAACTCTTTGTGAACGCAGCGGGGAATGGGTTTGAGTATGCCGGTGGCATGAAGTTTATCAGTACCACATGGGACCTTTCGGTTGGGGGGACACAGGCTATAACAGGCATAGGGTTTAAGCCATCATGGGGCGTTATCCTGAGTCTTGTAACGGCATCGACCAGAGTTGCTATCGGCACATTTTCTAATTCCGGTGCTTCGACTTTATACCAGATAAGCGGGGGTATATGGGGGCGCGTAGAGTACCGTATAAACGAATTATATACTGATGTGTCAAATGAGACGGGTGCGGCTATACAAAGCCTTGATAATGATGGCCTGACATTAAACTGGTTGAAGAATGGCAGCACGACAGGTACAGCTTATATCTATGCGCTCTTAGGGAGGTAAAAGATGAGAATCTGTATACAAAAGTCAACTGGAAAACTAATTGAAATGCAATCCGATGCCACGGAGGGCACGCTCATACAAAATGCGGTCAATGCGGGATTTCCGCTTGATGACATTGAAGAGCGAGAAATTACTCCCGAAGAATGGGCAGACCCGAACGCTCCGTGGAATCAGCCAAGCGATGAGGCGCTGCAAGCCCAAGCAGAGGCTACAAGGCAGGCGCTCTTTGCTGAGAACGACAAGCCGCTCATGATGTACATGAGGCGTCTGTTTGCCGGAGATGAGACAGCGCGGGCAGGTTTCGAGGCGTGTAATGCTTACGCCGAAGCGCTCCGAGCAATGAACGATACGCCAGGCTGGTACAAAGACCCGCAGTGGCCGCCGAAACCGGAGATATGAGAGGAGCTATTGATGCAAGTAACATTTGATTTGGCAGCATTACTTGGGCTTGGTGTTTCAGTTCTTACTATCATTGGGTTGTTTATCGAGATTGGCCGATATCGGAAGGAGCGTGAGGAGATGATTCGCAAGCAAACACAAGATCAGGACAGAACAAACATGAAGATTGACCAGATACTTGCTATGCTGAAAGACATCAAGGAAAATATCTGCTTGTTGTATGAGGCAGATGTTCCGATGCTTGAAGGGCAGAAAGTTTCCTTGATGAAAATTGCCGATATGGAACTGAACGGCCAAGTTAAAAAAGCTCTTGAGAACGTTGTTGCAACCCAAGACAAATTGATGAAGCATCTGGCAACCTCATCAGTCGGTGGAACCTTCCAGCAGGAGGTCATGAAATGAGACCTGCAGTTCAGAAGTGGTTTGCAACCATCGGCTCTGAGGGCTGCTTTGCGCTGTCCATCATTGAAGGTGGGAGGCAGGGCTGCTCAGAATGTGATGCCGTGGAGTTGCTGGATGAAGGGCAAAAGAGGGGATTCCTTGACTCGGAATTCTTGGTGTTGAAACATGCAGAGTTCATGAGTTTGGTGGCTGGTGGTGAGTGGACCTATCAGAAACTCTCGACCCCAGAGGAAATCGCTTCCTACAAGCCTCAGCCGGGGGATGTTACTGTCGAAGAATGGGTCTGGAAGTACCAGCATTTTATGCTGCGGAGGAACGGCCAACTTATTGATACTCTTGGAGACTCTCAGACCCGGCTTCGTGGAAAAATGGTATCGATTCGGCTTTTCAGGAGGAAATCATGGGGAAAATCTTGAAATCACTGTTGACTGACGGTGAGTGGGACCCGGATATCACGAAAGTCTTGGGTCTGGCGCTGGTGATTGTCGGGGTTGTCGGGTGGTTTATGGGTCGAGACCCGGCATTTATCGTAGGTTTTGGCGCTGCAATGGCTGCAAGTGGGAAATTTTCTCCCCAAGGTTGATGGGAGGGTAGATGTGTGTGGGCGAAAGTTAAGATTTGGATTGCTGGGGTTGTTAGTGTTGTTCTGGTTGTCATCGGCTTCCTTATGGGCCGAAGAAAACCCGCCGACCATCACAATCCCGTGGACAACGTGGGTGGAAATCCGCCAGCGAGTGGACAGTCTGGCGGGGCAGATTCAGCTCTCGAACGAGCAAATCGAGATGCTGAAGCAGCAGCACGAAGCCAGTCAGACGGAGTGGGAAAAAGCATTGAATCTCTTGAAGATCGAGGCCGAGAGCTGGAAGGAGAAGTATCAAGCCTCCGAGAAATACTGGAGCGCGCAGAGCGTGAAGCAAGAAAGGACAATAAAACTACTGGAAATATCGACGATAGCAAGTTTGACGATCCTCGTGATTAAATTGCTGGGAGGGTTTTAACCGTGGCAAATGCTAGGACTTCGATGTGGCAGCCTCCTCAAACTCCAGATACTCTGGCTATCCGGCCTCTCACCAAAGGTGTCGTGACCGAAGGCTCGAGCGTTCTTGCGGAGCTTGGGTCTGCCCTGAGGGCCAGCGGCTACGAAGTCACACTCCGAGGTCTGAAGCGCCAAGGTGGATGGACTCCTGCAATGATTATCGGTGGGAAAAGTGTTCCAGTCCCGATGGTCTTTGGGAATTCAGCTGACCGGGCCGAACGGAGACTCGGCGAGCAAGTTCAGGAGATGGTCAACCTATTCAAGGCCGACGGGAGCTCGGTTGGGATTGTCATCACCAATCGAGCACTCTACACTGTGGACCAGACTGTCGGCTACAAACCAGTCTACTGGAAGAAAGCCTACACCATCGTCTCCACAACTTCAAATACTGCGGTATTTGCGGGGAACCTCTCGACCGATCTTATCTCCGACGGCGACTACCTCTACGATGGCTCGGAATACTATCTCATCAGCAATATTACGTATGATGCAGGAACTAACCAAACTACGATACTTGTGAATCGAAACTGGATAGTTGCTCCTACCGGTGACATCCATTTCATCAAGCCATTCACAACTCCCGCCGAAGACATCATCAGTTGGACTATCGGGCGAAACAAACTGTATTTCGTGGACGGCTATACCCCGATGGTGTTCAAGTTCGATGGGGAATTCGTAAGCGGGTTTGTGATGCAGGATACTTCCACCCCCCCGTCAGCCATACTCTGGACGGCGAAGTCTATCGTCAACTTCAAGGACAGACTGTTTTTCTTGAATACGGTCGAGAGTTCGCCACCAGGGCAAGTGCAACAGCGGGTGAGATGGTCGGAGGTTCTGAATTGGGAGACTTCCGCTGCTGCGAACTACCAGGATTTGGTGGCAAAGCCGGGCGTCGGCGTGAGCCTTGCAACGAATGGCGACATCATCATGGCCCTCACTGAAGATGCGCTGTATGTCGGCGAGGAAACCGGGAGTGTCGATATCCCGTATGCTTTCCGGGAAGTGCAGACCGGTGGGGCAGTTCCTACAGACCCAAGGGCTGTGACTCCGATGCCGAATGGGATGCTGTTTGTGGCTTCAGATGATGTGTACTTCTTTACGAATCCAAAGGACACTGGGCCCCAACTCACCCGAGTTGGTTCAGCGGTTGCTTCGAGTCTCCTTGACTCTGCAGTTGATCAGAGAGCAATTATTGCGAAAACTGACGTGCTCAACTCCCGAGTGATGATCCTTACTTCGACGGCGACCGGGCAGACACTGGAGCTATGGTTCTGGAGTTATAAGCCGAATGCGTGGTCCGCGGCGGATAGCGTGGATATTCGGTCACTGTCAATCACGAATTACACCCAGCAGATACATTTTGATGACGTGGACCCGGCGTGGACGATTGAGAACAACCCCTACGCCGAACTGCCGATTTCAGTGCTGCAAGGGCAGATTTCCCCGCTGACTGTGTATGCGTTTGATGTCTACGGAAATCTGCTGAAGTACGACCCAGAAGCCGCCCAGCACTTGTTGCCTGACGGGGGGGGTGCAATGGCAGCAAAGGCAATAGAGTCAGTGCTGGAAACACAGGATATGGACTTCGGGTTGCCGGATACTGACAAGTCGGTCATGAGTCTTGGGTTGAGGCTGATGGATGATCCAGACTCCGCAAGGACGACAGCAGTGAAGTTTAGAGTCGAGGGTTCCACGAACCGTGGGAAAACGTGGCGGTATCTTGGAACGCTGAGAATCGACGCAGATGATGACGAGGATGCAATTACTTTCCGGATGACAGGACCAACGATTCGGTTTAGAATATCTACAGGTAGTGTGAGTTATGGAACCACGGCAGCATGTGCGCCGTGGACAATATTGGAGCTGACTTCACGGGTTCGTGCTCGTGGGGCCGAGCAGCAGCGTGGGACGCTACGGGTGAGTTAAGGAGGATATAGTATGGATTTTGAATATGGAGATTTTTTTGGGGATTCTCCGGCAAATAATAGAAGGACTCCATTTGGGGGCAGACAAGGGAACTTCACGAATGATGCTTTAGATGAACAACCTGCTTACGGACCAAGACTGAACTCAAATACAGCTATTTCCCGGACTCCGCAAGAAAACTATATCTACGAGCCAGACATATCTTTCAACAATTTAGAGAGAAATCCACAGACTTATTTTCCTACAGAAACACCAAGAGAAAACCCATTTCAGCGTGATGATAGGAATTACGGAGCTCTGAGCACGAATCAACAGGGTGGTGGTGGGGGGAATGGGCTTTTGAATAATGGGATGACGCCCCAAAACATGGATTACAAGCGAATTGGGAATATCAACGATGTTCAGATGCTCAATCAGGCTGCCAATGCTGCATGGGGTCAGAATCTCAATCGGATGTTTGCAGGTATGGGGAGTCAGCTGGGGACTTACGGGAACTTGGCAAATGCGGGATATGGTGCGCTTAAAACAGCAGCAGGTAACACTGGATACTTGGCAAGAAGGTATCTGAATGCCGGGACTGGCGGATTGCAGAGTTTGATGAGCTCTGCTGGGCAGTACAACGACTTGATTTCACAAATGTTGAGCGGCCAGCAGGGTCAGGGCTTGCAGAATCTGGCGAATCAGTACGGCCAGCAGGCGAATGCGATGTATAACAACAACTTTGGTGATGCGCTATCACAGCAGGCTGCGAAACTCGGAGCTTATGGAAACCAGCTGATGAATAATCAGCAAGGACAGGCGATTCTCAATGCCGCACAGAATATCGGTCAGCAGGGAAATTCACTTCTTGGACAGGGTGCAGTACAGGCCGGAATGTATGGGCAAAATGCGGGGAATATCTACAGTGCGCTTGGGAATACAGGTAATATAAACAACTTCGTAAATCAGATGACAGGTAGCCAAGGATTGTACAATACTGCGCTCCAAGCGACGAAGAATTTGTCGCCAGAAGCTGCGGCCAATAGCTACTTGAGCCAGCAGCAAGGAATTGCGCAACTGGCGAATCAGCAGGCAGATCAGGCTCTCTCGGGGGTTTACCAATCCACACGTCAGCAAGCGACTGCGGCAGCTGATGAAGCTCGGCGGCAGGCTGCCGGGCAACTGGCGAATGCAGGGCTTCTCAATACCGGTGCAGCAGTGAAATCGATGACTGAAGCCACAGCGAACCCAATTCTCAATGCCGAGACACAGCTTGCGAATACTCGAGCCAACTACCTCGCCGCACAGCAGCAAGCAATGGGGAATGCAGTAGGGAGTCTTACAGGAGCCGGGTATTCCAATGCCAATAACGCACTGCTTAATTCGGCGCAACTTGGGTTGTCGGGGATGGGCCAACAGGCTTCGCAACTTGGAGCTGCAGGTGCAGGTATGGCGCAGTTGGCGCAGAATGGTCTCAATCAGCAGAATATTGGAGCCAATCTGCTTAACCAGCAGTTGAGTGGACTTACTTCAGGAGTCGGTGCAAATCAGGCTGGGCAGCAACTTGGAGCTAACTTACTCAATATGCAGCAGGCAGGACTCAATAATGCTGGACAACTCAACATGCAGGGTCGGCAACTTGGGACTCAACTATCCGCACTCCAGCAAGCTGCGTATAACAATGCTGTGAATGCGGGGCTGCAGGGCCAGCAGCTTGGGATGAATTTCGCCGGTCAGCAGCAGCAACTTGGGCTTAACGCAGGGAATGCACTCGCAGGCTACGGCACACAGATGCAGAATATGTATCTCAACGGACTCGGGAATGCTGCACAAGGCTACGGAAATCTGGCGAATTTGTACGGCGGGCTGTACGGAAATGCCGCAGGTCTCGGTACTCAGTTCAACGACGCAGCCTACTACACCCCGACCTATGCAAGAACCCCGGGCTTCCTTGAACAGCTCGGCGGTGCAGTTGGTGCAATAGCCCCGATAGCAGCTGCGGCGATTATATAATAAGGAGGGATTAAATGCCCACGGTATTAAAAGCGAACGTCGTCGACCAGCAGGATAACACTCCACAGTTCCTCGCAGCCATCGGGAAGAATATTGGCGACGTGATGGTCGCTGCCAAAAACTCAGCAAATAATCGAAGATTGTACGCAGCCCAAGCTGCTGCTGAGCAGCTTAACTCTCTCAAAACTATCTTCGACGTCTACGGCCAAGAGGGGTACTCTCCTGCAATGGTTCTTGAGAATGGGTTTGCAACACCTGTTTTGAAGGGCCTTCTCAAAAATTTGGATGTAGCAAGTGGGCTCCCCAATCGCCCCGATTCCTACTACGAGGATGCTACCAACAAGATGATGCTGGACGCTCAAAGTTCTGTCTCCACTGCCAGCCAGATGAATTGGGTACTCCACAACCAAGGAAAAACAGGCAGCGAAGCTTCTTCTGTGCAACCAACTCAACCTACCTCTTCCACGGAGTCGCAAACTACCGACAAAAAGACTGAGAGTCCCCCTCAGCCAGGCCCTGGAGGTGGAGGCGGCCAGGGTGGAGGAGGCAGTGGAGGAGTTTGGAAAGGTAGAGGTGGTGGATACGATCCGGAGAGTGGGAATGATGGGAGTGGTAGGTACGGTAATGGTACAGAATATGAGCATTCCCATTCTAGCTACGGAAATCCTTCTTCCTCAGACTCAAAGGCAAGCAGCTCAACTGCGGAGTCTTCTAGTGCTGGGGAGGTTGTCTATCCACATGAATATGAAAGAACACGTCCTTGGGAGACAGCAGGAGGAAATCCCCCGCAGGCTTTCCCTCAGCCCCAGACTGCTCCGCAAACTGTTCTACCGGGAGTTACTCCTACAGGTGCATCCCCAACTCCACAACCTGAGTCGAACCGACCTCCTTCACCGAACTACCCATTCATGCCGTCAACATTCGGGCAGCAGGATGCCTTTGCCCAAAATCCCCCACAACAGCAGGCTCCTTATATTCCTCCTGAAATTGTCGCACGGATGCGAGCTCAGGACGAAGCCCAACAGCAATATTACACCCAAAATCCTCCTCAACCCATGCCATTCACACAGGACCGACCTTGGGATACAGCTGTCCAGAATTTCCAGTACGAGTTCCCCAGGGATCGACCCCAGGATGTAGCTGCTCAGAATTTCCATCCACCTGCGCAAGTTCCCGCACAAGCTCCTGTGCAAGCACCCGTGCAAGCTCCGTCGGCAGCTGCTGCTCAGCCTACGGCGGCTACTCCAGCTCAGCAGCCACAGCCACAGGTTCTAGCTGGGAGCCCCACTTCCCCGGCGAGCAGCATTTATAGTGGCGTCAAAATGCCAGCTAATTACCGAAAGACTCCTTCAACTCCTCCTGCTTCGAGTGTAGCACCTCCTTCGGGCGCAACCAAGCCTCCCCCTGCTCTCGCAAATCCCTCAGATACAGGTCAAGTAACCTACGTAAAGCTGGCTCCAATGACCCAGCAGGAAGTAGAGGCTGCCCGAGCAAATTGGGCTACCAAAGCACAGACTCTGATGCAAAAAGATAAAAATAGTGGGGTTCAACTTGATCCTTGGCAACGAAGAGCACAAATGGAGAAAGCTGGATCTGGTGGGAATGCAGGTGGTGGGGGTGGTCAGAAGCCTGCTGTTCCACTTTCGGCAAAAGATGTTTTCGTGTATGCGACACGACCTGGTTCTGACCCGTGGGATAGTGGGAATATTGCAATTGACCTCTCCACAGGAGAATCGGACCCAAAGGCTTTGGCTTTTGGGAAAAATGGTGTCGCATGGGTTACTGCGCCTGGAACTAGCTTTCAGCAGCTCCAAGGCCAGTCGGTAGCTGGATTTCAGTTTGGATATGACCCGGATATGAGGTACTTTGTTAAGAGTATTACTTCAAAACCGGACGTTACCCTAGCTCTGATGAAAGCTGGGTATCTTATCCCTCTGACTACTGCTGATGATGTTGTGCAGTATTACAAAGCTCGAGGTTTTGCACTCTCCCCGACTGATGAGTCGAATATTCGTTCTCGAGCTGAAAAGGCTATTGGTGCTGCAAAAGGCACTCTCGATGTGCCCCTCTGGGAAATTCCTGAACCCCTGATTCCTGATTACTGGAAATCCCAAAGTCAGGCTCCTCTCGAAAACCAAGATGCTCAGTATGCAGAGTGGGCAGCAAATCTCAAGGCGAGAGCATCACAGCCGATTGCTGATACTGTGGTGATGCCGGATACCGGACCACGAAATAATGGTCTCTTCCCGGAAATTCAAGATATTAGCTCAGCTCCTGCAACCCAACCTCCTGCAACTCAGCCCGCTCAAACTTCTACTCCAGCTCCCACAGCTCCAGCGAGTAAGACTACTATTCCTCCAAGTGTGCAGGAAGCAGCAGCAAAAGCAGCCAAACCTCCCTCAGCAAATACTGCCACCGGGGCATCTTCGATTGCTTCTGGGGAGGTTCCTCCTTCGAAGCCTGGGGAAGCTGCTGTAGCTACAATGACGCTCCGAGATGTTGCAAAAGCAGAGACTGCGATTCAAGGCTTTTTCACGGGCAAAGATTCTCGGAGAGCTGAGGAAATCAAGCGGCTCCAAGTCAGCAGAAACGCCAATCCTCCTCCTGTCCCTCAGAGCCAGAATATCTTCCAACAAGCTATTGATACTCTGAATAAATTCATCCAAAGCCCGCAGACTGAACTGACCGCACTCGATAAGGCCAAGATTGACCGGGCAGCTATCGTTGCCAATAGTTGGACCAATGCTGTTTGGAATCAACTTAGTCCCGCTGAGCGCATTGACCTCGTGAAGAAGGCCAACACTTTCTTCGACAACATGAGTTCCACGCAAGCCGAGATGCTCTACGGCCACAATGCTGCCACTACCGTGAACACCGAGAGTGAGATTCTGTTGAACCTTGTCCGGGCACAGCTCGAAGGTGAGCGCCTCGTGGTCCAAAATAACATCGCCCTCGCCCAGAATACGCTTGCTCTTCAAAATAGCAAGCAACAGTTTGCGGGAGCCTTGATTGCATCTCGTGAGAAACTAATGGGGGATATGGCTACTTTGATGAGCAATCCCAAAGTTTCTCAGGAATCAATTAAAGTGTATTCTCAGATGGTCCAAATTGTCGACGCTTCGATTACAAGGATGCTCACAGGCCTCACAGGTGATAAGACAGAACCTATCCCTGGACTTTCAGAAACCAAACCCGGAGGTCTTATTGGACTCATTGGACGGCTTGCAGGAACTCTTATCTACAAAGCTCCCGAGTTATCTACAGGAGGTGAACAGCTCCCTGCAACTCAGACGGGCCAAACTTCAGAGCCGAATGCTGCGGTAAAGGGTCTCATAGATAGATACGGAAAGTGAGGTTGAGGAATGGACTTTCAGACTGCTTTTGCCCAGATGAAGGCTGACCCCCAATACCAAAAACTTTCTTATGGCGAGCAGCAGCAGGTGGTTGCGGGGGTTCTGCAGAGCTACCTCGCAAAAGACCCAGAGTTCCTTGCACTCAATCCTCAAGACAAACAGGCTGCTCTTCAATCCATCTGGAAAAATACCGTCATCGGGCTGAAGCCAGTCTCCCCAAATTTCGATGGAACCTTGACTGACGAAGAACGTCAGGCATTCGCCGCAGGACAAACCCCCCCGTCAGAGCAAGCGGACATGAAACGGGCGCTCTGGCTGGCTGAGCGCCTCGACAATGGGGACGCCTCGGCGCAGAAAGAAGCTACTGCATGGATTGTGAAAAATCGTGCACTCACCGAGAGTCTCGTGGCGAAAGCAGCACTCGCAGGCAAGGATGCCGTTGAGAAGCTCTTCAACCCCGATGCCCAAGTTTTCAACGAGATCCCCTTCCATACCCACGACTACGCTAAGCTGTCAGAAATGCTCGCCTCCAAGATGTCGAAAAATGCGGCCCAAGATGCTCAGGAATACGCTGCACTCACCGGCCTCGGCGTAGGAATGGCGGAAAACATCGCTCTGACTGCGCTGGTAGGTGGAATGGGTCCGGGAAGTGGGCTTCTCTTGAAAGGTGTGTGGAAGAATGTAGGCGAACTGGCAGCGGAGAAAGGTATTTCTCAGACTGCGCAGGCTTTCTACGGCCATGCTCTTCCTCAGATGATTTCATCGGGGATGCAAGGAGTCGTTGATGTAGCCCGGTCATTCCCAAGACTCGTAGAGGAAGGGCAGCTATACGGGCCCTCGAAGTTCTGGGGAGGTGTTGCCTCGAGCTTCGGCCAAGGTGTAGCGTATGACCTTGCGGGTCAACTTTTCCGGGACGCATGGAATATTGCGATTAAGCCCCTGCGAACAGTCTTGTTCAAGACTCCTACGATGAAGTCTGTCGATGATGCAAAAGCAATCGCAGATACTTTGGAAAAGGCAACTGACCCTCAGACTTCCATTCGAATCTTTCACTCCTTTGCTGACGGGAGCATCCCGCAGGAAGTCTTCGATTCGGCGAGCAAGGAGCAGCAGAAAGAAATTGTCGATGCCATTGCCAAGGGCTACACCTACACTCACCTCAATCCATATGACCCGGCATCTGCAGACGGCTTCAAAATCCTCGCAAAATCTGCCGGTTTTGATACCAAGCTGATCCCCGATGCCAATGGCGGGGTAAAGGCCGTTCAGCTTGTACAGGATGGAGTAAACGTCGGAAAACCGTTCGACAACTTTGCTGAAGCCTTCAGTTTCATCAAGGCCAATTTGCCCAAACGTCTCGATACCCTCGACGATGTGATTCGAGGATGGAATGAGGAAGTCAAAGTAACTCGGCTGTTCACTTCCAATTTGAGTCTCGATGACCTCCCGGTAGCTCACGTAGCGACAATGGCTCAGAATGTCATCGCAAACACAGAATCTTACGAGCCCGAGGCTCTGGCGAAGCTGGCGAAGAGCATGATAGGGCAGACGGGTTCTAAGCTCAGTTTCGAGGGCATAGTCCCAGAAGAAGAGTTCGCCAATCAGTATGCGCAAGGAGCCTTTAAGCAGGGGAAACTCTTCATCCCCGAGGAAATCACTACTCCGCAAACTCAGGAGATGGTGAAGAATCTCCTGGACAATATCGCAAAACCAGCAAATGTATTCCCAGAAGCCAACCTTGATGCCGTCGAAGCTGCGGTGAAGAATATCGACCCAGCTGGAAAGTTCGAGATGACGCCTGACAAGAAGTATGTGCTGACGCTCAGAGGGAAACCCATCCAGCTCGAGAGTCTCGACGATGCCTCGTCGGTCTTGTGGGATTCAATGTATGTTGAGGGGAAAATTGGGCTCAACGAAGTCTCTGATGCTCTCAATCGCCAAGCAGGACTCATCCTCAAGGTCGAGAAGAACCCTGTGACCGAGGAAACTGCATACATCCTCCGCAATAGGAACGGCCGAATAGTTGGGTCCTACAATACTCTCGATGATGTGATTTTCTCGGGGAATCTGAAAGCTCTTCCAACGAATCTACTGCCGCCAACTATTGTTGATGCGAATGGCCGGATAGTATTTACCAACACAATGGTTTCAGGGACTCCAGCACAGATGCTGTCTGCAATCAAGGATTTTTCTCAACCTGATATTCCAGTTGGTAAAGTCTTCAAGCAGACTCTCTCCGACGGAACTGTGGTGAAGGCTCATGCGGTAGACAACGGAAGATACGTCATTGACATCCCTTCTCTCAACGATACACAAGTTTTCGAGACATTTGACGAGATGAAGCAGGCTCTGTTAAGAATGAGCAGGGCTGGGCAAGAAGCCGAAAAGGCTGCCGCGCGGAAAGGTATCCGGCTTTCTCCAGCCCCCGGCGGAATGATGGCTGCCAGCGATGGTCAGCATACTTGGCTTTTACGCTCACAAGAAGAGCTCCAAGGGCTTTTGTTCATGATCCCCAATAACCCGGGCGTCGATGATCTGCTCAAGTTGTCTAACGGGGGGGTAGATGATCCCATGCAGAAAACAGTTGCAGAGATTGCGAGCCAGATGAAGTTTGAGCCTTCGAAAGTCAACCCACTCATTGACCCCGATACCGGAAAGGCTATCACTGACGGAGCCAAAATTCTTCAAAGAACTAAACTGTCTGAATATATCGACTACTACATTATGCCGAGAACCAATTACATTATGAAGTCCATCGACAATGGGGGACCGAAAGAACTCAGTCCAATAATTCAAGATATCAAGGTTGGCACAAGACTGTTTGAACGCCAGAAGCAGAGAATGACCGAGCTGCTTGGACAGATTTATTCCGACGAGAATGGGCATCTGATGGGTCCCGAGCAGCTCAAGCTCTATGGGTGGCTGGCGCAAGTCCCAGAAGCTGATTGGGCAAAATCAGCAAAGACCTACATGGCTGACCCAGAATTCGAGCTTACTCCACTGGATATCTCCAAACTTCGTGCGACCAAGAATCTCATTGGTGCCTTGGGTAGGGAATTCGGAATCGACCTCACAGGATTTTTCGAGAACACTGTTCCTCACTTCAGGAATGTGAACAACGTCAGTGAGCTGGTGGCGTTGACTGGTGCAAGCATCGACGAGAAGATGGCTCGGCTGTTTCCGAATCTCAGCCCAGACGCTGAGGGCTATAAGTTTATCTCGAGAAACTTGAGAATGGATGCCTTCCTCAATGCGCATAATGACCACAACATCTACTCCATGCTCAACTACTATATCGACAAGGGCTTTCGAGAAAGATTCGTGGGCAGTCCCTTGAATCGTCTTGCTACTTGGATGACTGAAAATGCCGCCAATCCCGCAATCTCGGATAATCTCAAGCAATCACTCACCGGCTACTACTCAATCTTGATGGCAATTCCTGATACCACAACACAGGAGTTTGCAAACCTTTCGCTCAAGGTCTCGACGATGACGGCGAATGCCATGAAGCGGGCAGTAGGATTCTTCGGTGACGGAAAACTCTCTCAGCAGCTGCAGGAGAGTTTCAACAATGTTCCAACGACTGATATTACAGGCAGTATTAGCAACGTGATGACTGAAGCAGTCTTGGGATTTAGGCCGATGGCAGGCTGGAGAAACTCTCTTCAGGCCTATACCAACGTGTATCCAGTGTTCCGGCAGCATTTCCTCAAAGCAGTCAACGATTACTCGGTGAATAAAATCGAGGAGTTCATCCAACGTGGGCTCTTAACTGACCGATTGTGGACCGACTTGGCTGAAGTTACTGGCAATTCGGGGGTAAAGTTCACCGAGAAACTCATGCGGTTCCAGCAGACTTCTGAGTTATACTCTCGAATCATAACAGGTATGAGTTCTGACAACGCCTTCGATACTGCATTGGAACAACTGAAAGCAGGGCATCTTGGTGATGTTTCGCAGTTCCGGGATATTGCGAGACTCAATTATCTCCGAGATTCAGAGTTTGAGCCCATCTGGAAGCTCGTGCAGGAGGGAAAAACTGACGCTGCCCGAAACCTCGCCGCAGCCACCAACATCAGCATTCTGATGGGCGACTTTTCCCGGGAAAATCGGGCTCGAATTTCCACGGGGTTCTTCGGACGAATGTTCGGGAAATTCGGGGTCTACAACATAAATCAGATTGACTTGTATCGCCGCTTCATGTCGGTCGGGCCCCTGTCGGACCGGTTGATGACTGCTGCACGATTGGCGTTTGTCTTCACTTCCCTCGACATGGGATTCAAGGCTCTCGGGATGAACTTCAGTGGGTTCAACCTCATCGACTCCATGAGCTTCAACGGGGGTCCCTTGTGGTCGACGATGTTCGACGTAACGCAGGCTCTTGGGTCAGGGCCGCAGTCCGACATGGCAAAAGTCAATCTCTGGAGGAACTTCGGATGGTGGGTTCCTGGTCGAGGCTTTAACATCCCAAGACTCTTGATGCCAGGTGGAGTCCAACTCGATTACATGGTCAAGGGAATCAGGGACAACAATTTCGTTGAGTTCCTCGGAGCCCCAATGCTCAAGGAGCCATTTTCCCCCGACTTTAATCCTTTGTTCTCGACAAAGTAGCAATCTTTTCTTCGAGCTCGCCGAGCGTCGTTTTCACTGTCTGCAACTTCACCCCCCCCGTCAGACACCACATCGTGATCGAGCCGTCATAAGGACTTGGCTTGTTAAACGTGTACGCAGTGACTGCACGAGTGGAGAATTGGCGGCCTAAGGTATCTACGAGTATGAGGTCGAGGTTCCGGAGATTGGGGAGCTGGGAGAGTTTCTCGGAGAAGATTCGCTGACGCAACTTTAAGATGTATGATATTTGATACACCTTAAATCCAGAGAGCTTGGCGATTTCGGTTGGTGAATGGGGTAATGGGGGCTCGGTCTGGTGGTTCATGAACCACTCGTAGGCTTTTGTATGCCAAGACTTTTTCATGGCAAGGGGAACTGGCGGCCGGCCTCGAGGTTTCGGAGTTCCATGGAGTCTGCGTTTGACGGTGGACCGGCTGATCCCGAGGACTTCAGCGGTTTTCTTGATGGTCTTCTGCTGCTCGTAGGTTTTTCGGATTTCCTTGGTTGTGAAGGGTATCAAAATACAACCTCCTCTGGTGGAAGAATCTCGTGGCTGGAGTAGCTATATAACTCCCGGCCTACGCTGGAAGGAGCATTGAGTTCCTGTTTGTCGAGTGTAATGCGAATGATCTCGGCCTGTTTCAGCTGGGTCAGCATGAGGTTGAGTTCGTCGACTCGGATGTTCCGGCTGAAGCGGGACACGAGTTCTTTCCGGCTGACGGTGTGTCGCTTCTGGATGAACTCTTCGACGGATTCCAGCTGTCGAATGAACTCACTCGTTGTCACTTCGGCGATGACCTTGTTGGCTCGGCGCAAGGTGAAACTCACCAGCTTCTCGGCCAGCATGAAATGCTTCTTCTCAATCACATGCGATTCAGAGTAGTCGGCCACCCTGAGCAGCATGGAGACCTTTCGGATATGCACATCCTTGCGGCTTTCGTGCTCCAGTAAGGCATCGGAAATTATTTGGGCTTTCCAGCCTCGATACCATTTGTCGAAGGCTTCCTCAGCCTCCGGCGAAAACGTGTATTCTCCTCGGCAGTTATTCGCAATCCATGCGAGCTTGGGGGCAATATCAGAGATTTGCGGGTAGCCGGTGAGTCGTTGGGGCCGAGAGTAGATTTTTGAAGGAGTCTCCTGGTACACAGGAATTGTGCGGCTCAAGAACCCACCAGACAGAGCTTCTTCGGGAACTGATTCTCGGAGGCCAGTGGGTGTGATAGCTCCTGCCAATGTTACGTAGATGTTGGTGAGCTTCTCCATGCCTCGGCTCCGAGTTACTTCAGCATCCTCGTCCTTGCAGTCATAGAGGTCAGTGAGAAGGTTGATGAGTCCGGTGTTGTACTGCTGTTTGCCGAGGAAGGTCGCCAGCTCACTGATGCAGATCGCAACCTTGCTGTCGTGGGTGACACTGATAGGAGCGACAGACTTCGGGTCGAGGAAGGATTTTTCCTCCGGTTTCAGCATAAGAAACAGGCCTTCCGGCGAGGATTTCGATGTAATGATTCGATACTCATTGGCGAACTCATCGAGGTTGGAGAGGCGATTCTGTTGGCTCTCCATGAGCAGGGCTGAACCAATTTCCAGCGGCGTCGACTTTTTGCAGACACCGGCATTTGCGACGAAGATCACGTAGATGTTGGGATACATTGGTCGGGGATACCAGTTCAACCACGCATTGCGGTTGAGTGCAGAAGAAATAGTCCACAATGCGCCCCACACAAGAAACAGAGAAGGACTTTCGACAGCCCGGCCAAGATTCATGAAGTCTGTCACAAAACTAGGATTCTCCTCGAACAGCTTGTCGATTTCGTCGGGAGTATAGGGCTTTTCCTTTGGTTCCTTGAATGCCTTGGGAGGCGCAGTTCCCAATTCCTCAAATGTCGTTGCAATGAAAGAATCAGAGATATGGCGCTTTCGCGGTCTGCGGAGTCCAGGAGTCTCGTTGGATTCTTGAGATTCCTCCTTTTGCATGACGGAGAGCACCTTGTCAAAATCGAGAGGCATGTGATGCTCCTTTTATACGTCAGCAAGTGATGTCCCCACAGCTAATTCAGCAGGTATAACTCGCTCGACTCCGTGGTAGCGGAAAGGCCGCTCCATCTCGGATTTCAAGATACTTCCTGCACGCTCTACTTCGTCGTCAGGAGCCTCAAGAACCAGTTGGTCATGAATTTGCAGCACGAATTTCGCACGCAATCCCTCGGCATGGATTCGTTGATATGTACGAATCATGGCTCGGTTGACAAGACTTGCGCCAGCTGACTGGATCATGAAGTCCAGAGCTTCTCGGACGATGCTGGCGTCATTGGAGAGGAATTGGCGCATCCGCCCAAATTCTGTCCGAAGAGTTCTGGTTTTCTGCACTTGTTCGGCAATGCGATCCCGCCACCTTCGATAGGCTTCGTGGTCGTTCATCCAGTTGTCTTTGAGCTGCTTGAACTCGGCAAACGTCAAATGCAGCTCTGGAGCCTCGAGACAAACTTTCTCGAAGATAGTCTTATCGCCGCCGCCATAGCTGATCCCACCAAAGAAGAAAATCTTCGCCGCACGGCGAGCAGGCTTCCACCGAGAGTCTTCTGGAGTAATGTGGAACATCGACTTCGTGTTGAGGTCGTGGAGATTGAGGCCCTTCTCGAAGACCTCGATGAGCTCCCGGTCGTCAGTTTCGAACGCAAGAAGCTGGGCCTCCAAGTTCACGTAGTCACAGGAAATGAGCTTGCATCCATCGGCAGCAACAAACATCCGACGAATTTCCGACTGGAGGTCTGAGTTCTCATCATCCCTCGACTTCACGAGATTCATGAGATTTGGTGCTTTGCAGCTCAATCGACCGGAGACTGTGCCTGTCGGGACCCATGATCCATAGATTCTTCCATTACTTTCGGACCGATACTTTGTGTACGTCGAGTAGATTTTTGCCAGAGAAGTGTACTCACTATACACATTGAGCCATTCGAGAAGTTTCACGACTTCAGCTTCGTCCTTCGGCAGATGATTGTGGAGTTGGATGCGGTATGCCAGCAGACTCTCTTCATCGATGGAGAACTTCCCGGTCTCGGTTTTTGGCGGAGTCCACCCCTTCAAACTAAATATCGGCTTTACTTCATCACGAATACGCTGGAGTTCAGTAAGCTGGCGATAGACTTTCGTGCCGGGCTTCTTCTTGGGCAGTTCAGCCAACTTCGAGAATGTCGAAGGCTCGACGCCAAACAGAAACCATCTGATGTGCTCGTCAGACTCGAAGTTGAACGGTTCCGGCAGACCCCCAAGCTCTCGAAGTTTCTGCCGATGTGCCTGGATTTCAGCTTCCAGCCGGTGTTTCAGGGCCTCCTGACGGGGGGGGTTGAATGCGACGCCAGTCGAAGACAGCTCAAGCAACGGAGCAATCAGAGGCTGTACTTCTGTCTTGTAGAAATCCACGAGGTCTTTTTGCACAAGTTCTCCCCACATAGTCGGGAAAATCTGATGGAGTACCACACAGTCTCGGAGGTTGTAGGTCCGCATGGTTTTTTGATCCATCTCGAGAATGGAGGTTTTCCGGTTGATGAATTCACCCTTCCAATACGGAGTCTTCCCATACACTGAAACAATAGAACCCAGATTATGAGGCAGCTCAGCAGAAATGGTGTGATGGATGAGGAGCGTATCATGCCGTACACGGTCGTAAGGAACCGTGAAGTTGTGGGCATTGAGGAATGGTACGTCGAAGAAGCAATTCTGCAACATGAGGTCGCACGTGGAGAACAAGTCATTCAGGAGGTCCCTTACCACCAGCTCATCGGGATAGGACCAGTAGCGGTTCCCGTGAGATGTGAGTAGTGGGATACTAATTGCATCCTCGGATGAGGTCGCCAGCCCGATGACCACGATGTCGGCGTAGAATCGGTTGAGTCCGGTGGTTTCAATGTCGATTGCAACCAGCGCATTGGTCGCTTTGGCCCGGTCAACAAAGGTCTTGACATCGGCAACCGTGGGTTCGAGGATAAATCTCTCCTCGAGTTTGCTGTAGCCATTCTCACTGATTTCCTTGGCTTTCTGAAAGTCGGAGAGCCAGAGGACTCCATTGTCGGCAGAGCCCCCACCCGAGCGTTTCCAATGTTGGCGCATGATGGCAGAGGGATGGAAGGTCGGGATGACGTTCAGCTTGTGGTGGCTTAAGGTCTCGTATTCGTAGACAGAACCACGGTTTTTCCCGATGGGTCCCTCGATGCCGAAGGCTCGCATCGCCGTGGCTCCGAGTGCCAAGACAGTCGTAGCTCCCGCTTTCGCCAGGTCGTCGATTTCGTGGGAAAAGCGGAATCTGCAGGCATTGATGGCTTCCTGCCCTTCCAGGCTTTCGATGTCATTGTCGGGTGGCCGGCAGCTGATGACATTGAGGATTGAGAGAGCCGGGCGAAAAATCTTGGTCCGGGAGAAAGCCCAATTCAGCAGCCTCCCAGAGGCCCCAACAAACGGTTGGCCTTGGGTTTCTTCTTCTGCCCCGGGAGCTTCCCCCACCACGATGAGCTTGCAGCCAGGCTTGAGGATGCTGGGGACAAGAGGCTTTTCGGAAAGGGGACAAAATTTACAGTTGGCGTGTTTTGAGATATGAAGCATTTTTTCCTCCCTTGGGTCTTACAGTATTCGCCAGACGTTTCGCGCTTCAACGAGAAACTTGGTTGAAATGGCGACACTGTAGCCTTTGGAGAGGAACAGTTGAGTCGATTCAGGATTCGGAACTTGAGGCTCGTCGGGCACTTCTTCCGAGGCTTCGGGAGTATACCAGATTTCGTTGACCGCAACGGGGATGAAGTTCTTCTTCGTCTGCAGAATAATCCAGTTGACATCGTGAAGCCACGGGAGGCTCAATGAGTCGTCGGAAATTTGGGCAATGACCCAAAATTTCCACGATTGAAAAGCCTTCACGGCCACCGAGTACATCGGGTCTTGCGGATTAAAGATGCCGGAGAATACCACGAACTTCCGCCGTGGCAGTTTTACTTTTGTCAGCGGTTCAAGAATCTCGGCCATGAGCTCGGCCGAGCCGAGCGGGTGGCCGGAGAACGTCAGGTGAAGGCCGTAGAATCCATTGAGTGAGCCTTCATGGAAAATTTCGGTCTCTGCCGACGAAATCCATAGATTTTTGGGGATGTCTATTTTCACAGATTTTCCTCCTCTTTTTCAAAGCCGATGGGTATGTATTTCTTGTTTGTAACGCCGAACTCGAAGCGATTGAGGTACAATTCCTTGTAAGACCCATTCTCCGAGATTGAGACCCGGTAGAGTACTGAGCCATCTGAAATTAGAATTCCCGTGACAATCCCTCGATTCCCGGAGAGTTTGAGGATAACGGGAATTCCCACTGCAAACACTTTCAATACTTCAGATTTATTCTTGTTAATAATCGCCTCCTCCCCACCCCCCCGTCAGAGGGCCAAGGGTTGCCCTCGAGCCATTCGACATCAGGACTTTTTGGCGGCCTTGCGGCTGCCGTGGTAGTTCTTCTGGCCGGGCGCAGCTTGGGCTTTGCGAGCCAGCTCAACGATGACTCCGCCGGGTACTCCCTGATCCTTAAGCTGGGCAGCACGACCACCATAACCGAGCTTATTGGACTTGCCTTTGTAGGTCCCAGTCGTCTTCAATTTTCCTTTTCCAGCCATTCGACATTCCTCCTTCTGTACTTACGGAGGCGCTTACGGTATTCCGCAAGGTCCTCGAGGCAGAGGTATTTGTGACCGAGAACAGTCACAAAATCCAGTTTGCCCGCTTTTGCTCCCCCATAAAGAGTATAGTTGTTGAGTGTTTTGATGTCGATACCTGTTGCACGAGAAGCAGCAGGGAAGGAGATATATTCCTTTCCCCCAATAACTACGGCATCGCGGGAGAGATTCACAAGAACTTCTTCGCCATTTTCCATCCGATCTCCTTTCCGGGGGACTCGAGGCCCCCCGGAGTTCCTGATTTTACATGCCCGAAGGAACCGGCTTCGTGTCAGTCACTTCATTGCTCTCTTCGCCGTTGTAGGTGCGCTTACCCACGGTGATGAGTACTGACTTCCCCCGCAAGAGGCTGATGTCCATGGAAGACCTGTCAACACCACACGCATGGAAGAGCCGGGCTACACGAGAAAGACCAATGTCCCTGCCCTTGCCGGGTTCGTTGGGAACCCAGATGGACTGGAACACGTGACGACCGATTGCCGAGGCCCCACTGACTTGGACGGGCCCATTCTCGATTCTGTAGTCGATGTTGATACCAGGTGTGCCTTTCTTCGAGGAGGTGACTTCCTCGATTTTTTCGATGACTCCGATGTAACGATTCGGGTCGATCACACTGTTGTTGGAGATGGGAGCCGAGTCCAATCCTGTTAAGTCTACGAGCATAATAACTCCTTCACGACATTTTTGGCTGTCGTCCACCGGATTGAATTGGGGGACCTAGGGTCCCCCTTGGGATACCTAAATCCTAGCACTACGGCTTGCTTATGTCAAGCTGGAGGCTTCATCTTTTTGGATTTTCCGAGCAGCAATGATTTTCTCATAGGTCGGGTTCTCGAGGACAGTGAGTTTCGTGAGACGAGTCTTGGCTTGGAACCACCGATACGGCTGCGCATGGAGAAAGAACCGAGTTTGGGGTCCAGTAGAAGCTGCATCAGTTTGGGATCGCAGGAAGTAAACCTCATCGAAATCAGCCATGATTTTGTCCCGATACTTCCCGGTCATCAGCGGTTTACCTTCGATGGCTCCCGTGATTTCGTCTTTCTCCTCGTCGACGAGTGCGGTCACAACGACGTTGTAGGTTTTGCTGACTTCCTTGAGAAGCGAGGACAGCAGGCTGCAACGGCCTTTGAGTCGGCCGTATTCTGTGAAACTGGCCTTGTCGCTGATGACAGAAAGCGAACCTTCAGTCATCAGTTCCGGCAGAAAGAAGTCGTCCACGAGACTCGTGTAACTGTCGATCACAATCGTTTTGATGTGACTGAACTTGCCTCCTTTGTCGAATGGACCTGTCCGCGTTTTTGCGGCCTGCAGAATCCCCACGACTGTCATGAACGGATTCGAGACCGCCGAGAGGTCGATGACATCGACTTTTTTCGGGATGCTGGCGAGCCCAGAATCCGTGTCGATGAATAGTGGGTCGGGAGAAGTTGCGGCCAAGGTCGTCTTACCCGAACCAGAATCGCCGTAGAGTAGCACCCGCATGGTCTTGGCTTCAGTCGGGCTGTAAGAACTGATGAGCGGGTCAAAGTTTGGGACTGCAAGAGTCCCTTTGATTCCTAGAATCATTACGATTCCTCCTGTGGAGAGAGATGAAAGGCATTCAAGATGCCTTCAGAAACATTTTCGACTCGAAGTCGGTTTCTGCAAATGTTCGCATACGGGCAACCAAATTTCTCGCAGGTCGATGGATACCTCGGAAACAGCACGTCCGGCGGGACTCCCCCACGCAGGGACTTGAGCCTGGATTCCATCTCGATGATTGTCCCTGCGAGCCCAGCCTCAAAGAGCTCAATTTCTTCAGCCGTCCGAGTTAGCTCTGCGACGGTAATTGTGACCGGTGTTTCAGGTTTGTTCTTGTCGAATACGGTAACATCGGCCAGTGCGTAGCTTATCGGGCCATAGATTCTTTGGGCTCCCAACAGATACATGGTGAGTTGGTCGGAGTTTTCAAGATTGTCGAGTGTGTAAGTGACGTTAGACGAAGTCGTCTTGTGCTCGAGGATAATTTTCTCTGAGGAGTTACCCCAGATTCCGTCAATCCGAGCAGTGACAGAGAAGTCCAGCTGCTGAAGGGGGAATTCAATTTCCTTCTCGACAGCAAGGGGACTACCTTCAGCAGGCAAGAAGGGCCCAATTTTCTCGAGCCATATCTCAAAGTTTTTCTCAGAGATTTGGGGTCCTGCGAAAATCTGCCGAGCTTCGGAGACTGCTTCCTCAACGGGTTTTCCGAGCAGCAGCTGCTCAAGGCCTTTATGCCATGCAGAGCCGAGGAGCAACGCTGCCTTGTCGGGCCTAGGCTCATGGAGAATGTAGTTGAAATACCATTTCCGGGGGCACGAGCGAAACTCGTCGAAGAAGTGGTAGCCGAAGTCAGTCGCCTTCGTCTGTGGGCCTCTGACGGGGGGGTCTATACCGGTCGTCGTGTCGGTAGGTATAGTTGATGTATCCAACATGAATGAACCTCCTGAAAACCATGTATATCGGGATCCACACCGGGATCTGAAGAATGAGGATAAGTATGCTCATACGTTATCCTTTGGGTTCCACGGTGAGACTGTTTTATCAGTATCCAGGGCATTTTTAAGCAAACGGATAAGCTCATCGACAGCACTTTTATCGAGGGTAATTTCTGGGCTTCTTGAAGGGTCCCATTTTGTGATAGAAAGGACAACTCTGCATGGAGCATACAAAATACTACCTTCCAATACGGATTCGGTGTAATAGTTACTCTCCTCTTGGGATTTAATGCGAAATCCGGTAAGTTGCGGGTTCATGAATTTTCTGCCTCCTTGTCAGTATACACAAGATAATGTCGGCCCCGGATAATGAATTCCCGGGGCTTGTGGGTAAGGTAACGAAGCCGGTCAAGTCCAAGTCCGAGGTATTCTGCCGCTTCTCGAAAGCCTCCGAATTTCTCAATCCGGCCACCAGAGAATTGCACGTAAACAGTCCTCGGCTTCCGGCCGCCATGATGCCCGCTCAGGGCTTCTCGCCGGGGCTTTGACCGGTCGTTGGTCAGTAGCCGCCACACGGCATCATCTCGTCTCTGGTCCCATGGCGCGATAGCTTCAGACATTGCCAACCTCCTCATTCCAACATTCCTTGCATGTTTTCCCACGGCATCCGATAAATCGAGATTTTTTGACAATCAGGGGCTTGGTATGCATTTTGCCGTATTCGCTCAAAACTTTCTCAATTCTCGTCATCGAATACCTCCTCCCGGCATTTTTTACAGCTAGTCCCCCTGCACCCCAGAATATTGTGCTTTTTACTCACTATTAACGTAGCCCTATCCCTTATTGGCCGGCCCTTAATAAGATGCCCTGGACAAGGATAAAATATTTTTAGCAGTGGCAATTCTTTGAAAAAGAACTCAGTTCTCGTCATTGCCTTTCTCCTCATCGTCATCATCCCACGAAAATAAAATAATTTCCCCAGTGCCGCCGCAGTGTTCACACTCGTTCCACCATTCTTTTTCAGTTCCATCCTCCAAATGTTCAACATATAGCTGAACTCCCGATCCTTCGCACCATGGACATATCATTATTCCACCTCCTTAACGGGGTATATCTCTATCGAAATAGTCGAGTCTTCGAAATTAACCCGTGCCTCTCGCCATATCTCCGCAATGGTTTTGCTATCATCAACCGTCAGCACTTTTGTGCCGACGTATGAGCTGTACCCGTCGGAATATACACTCTTAACAACTACAGCTACTTTCATTCCTCTGCCTCCTTATTGTACGCCTTGTCGAATTTAGCCCGCTCATATTCCCGCCATTCCTCACGGGTCATCTGTGCCACACGGTAGCGGGTCTCCGCATGACTCTCGTCGAGCTCCGGCGGTGGAGATGAAAAACATACCTTTAGCCTTGAGAGTAAGCGCTGAATCCAAGATACTTTATCCATTTACTGCCCCTCCTTCGTCAAACACAATGCTAAATCGGTCATCTGGGCAATATGCAACATTGCCGCAATCATCTATCAAGAGCAACGAACCATTATCCTCAAGAGCAAAGGCCTCAATATCTCCTAGCATTAAATGCTTAGCCCAATCTTCCGATTTTACAATCTTGTACTCGTCTGCCTCTTTGCCGGTTAAATTGTCAATCACGGTAAATGTTGGCATCATTCACTGCCTCCTTTTTTGGCGGAAGCATGATTATCAACGCGCATCCATTTTGTCCAGCCTGAGCTGTTATCGTTGATAAAGCGTTCCCTTTTCCAAATTTCGCCTGTATCGCGACTTATTACATATACAGCATCGCTTCCAATAGCTACCCTGAGGCTATTCGCCATCCTCTTCGCACCGACAATACTTTTTGCCTCAACGTTGAATATTTTCTCGTTTGCAAACGCAACAATAAATTGCATTTTGCTCCTCCTTTGTGCTTATCTCCTTCTGCGCATGGACTCTAAAGCCTTATCGAGGCTTTTCTCGATTTCCTGCCACCGGCGGTCATCATCTGCATCGAGCATGTCTTCTTCGCGCTTCTCACGTTCTTCTTGAGATTCCCGCTCTGGCGGTGGGTCGGGGTTGTCGTTCGGTCCGCAATCTACGTACCTCATGCTTCACCTCCTACTTTCAATTTCTCGACAAAATCAGTGTAGGTCTGTGGGGAATGCCCATTGATGAAGGTTACACCTTTCGGTGGATAGAATGTCATCTGATCGCCGATATTCTCCTGGAAACCAAGGAACTTCGGTGGAAGCCTGGGGACAATATCCTTGAAGCAGAGGACATTGTAGATTTCCACGTTAGGATATTGATTCAACGGTTTCTTCCATGCGACTCGTGGAGCAGCAAACGTAAATACCTTTACGGGTTCCCGGATAAGGCCTCCGATTTCCGAGGCCAGAATCAGCGCAAAAGCACCACCGCAGGAATATCCTGCCCAGACTTGTGGGAGACCTGCTGTTATTTTGAGCTCGTTGAACACGGAAAACAACGCTTCGAAGTAGCCGCCGTGAAGCCCACCTCTCGGGAAGAAGTTGAAGTCCATCAGCCAGTCGGCCCGTTCAACTGAGCCTTGAAAATCGATGTATTGCACACCACCGACTACCTGCGAGCGATATGTCACTCGGCTTTCAGCCGCTTGTGCCCAACCTCCGGCCATTTGAAGCCGATTCCATGCCGCAACAATTTCATCATTTATTGCCATTCTTGACCTCCTCTGAATTTATTTCCGCAACAGCTCCCAGACAATCTGGGATTCTCCCGGCTGGGGCTTACGATAGCATCTCAAACATTCGATACACTTTCGAGGACAATTTACTTTCGTCGGGTCTGTTGTGACTGCGAATATCCAATCGAATCCGCAGTCCAGAAAATAATCCCACGCATTTTTCATAGCTTCCGAAGGATTTACGAGGAGTTCCGAATACACCAGCACTAAATTCTTTGGAATTTTGGACCCCAAAAATTCTACGAGGCCGGACCGTTTTGTCCAGAGAGCAAAGGTTGTCTCCGGATTTGCTTCAGCAATGCTTATGTAGTTCTCAAGCTGAGTCAAGTTCGCAAGCTCACCAAAGGAGTCAAAGCGAAAATACTTGTCGTGAATCTTGGGGATTTCGCCTTCCTCGAGTTTTCTTGACGTCAGAATCTTGGTATTCGATACCAGCTTTGCCGTCAGGCTTGCCCGAAAACCTTCGAGTCTTCGGGCATAGCAATGGCTGCACACGAATTCTGAGTGCTGAGCCATCCGGGAACAAAAGGGATTCGACAGACTGTCGGTTGAAATCGACCGTAAGCCGGTCATCTTTCCATCCCTATGTTCAGTGATATGCAGTTTCATGCTCGTCTCCTCACTTCAGAACCGATGAATGAGTATGTGATTGTCGTCAATCACCCTCACCCACTTTCCAACTTTCTCCAAATACTCCCGCAATCCACGGCCATCGGGGAACTGATTGTCAGTATGTTGATTGTTCCATTCGTCGATTGTAATTTCCTCGTAGGTTGCGAAGATTTCATCTGGTTCGACAAAATAAGTCTGACCGTTCTGCTCTTCGATTTCAACCAGGTGGTCAAAGATTCCCAGCAAAGCAACCACCGACATCTCGGAGTTCCCATGTGTTCGAACATACTCAATGAAGTCGAACCGATTTAATTTTAATGCAGGCATGTACTTCTCCTTTGGGGGGCTGTTGCCCCCCCCCCCCGTCAGACATCCTCAAACCCGATAGCTTCCAAGGCTTCACCGAAATCCTCGAATTCGGTGGAATATTTGAAGGAGAGAAAATCCTTGATGGTATCTTTCGGCTTCTCCGACTTGAGCAAGTCTTGATAGTCGGACTTGAGCTTCTCGAGTTTTGTAAAAACAACCTCAGCATGGACTTTCTTGTAGTTTGCGTTCTCTCGGGCATACAGGAATTCTTTGTACAGCTGGCTCTCTTTCTCCCAGCCGCTTTTCACCAAATCCTCATGCTTGTACACGGGGAGAAACTGCACGGGGTATTCCTCCAAGTCCTCCGGGTTATCGATAACTTCGAATACTTCGCCGAGGCCGGATATCCGCTCATGATAGCCGGTCACCAAAAACATGTCACTGTTGACGTCGGGCCCGTCAACCTCGTAGCCGAGTGCGAACCATCGATGCTCCGGCGCAGGTGGCAGCTTTGGCGGAGTTTTCCGATGCGGTTTATCGCCAATAATTTCTGCCGTGAGCTCCTCAACAGTTTTCTTGGAGACTTCTTGAGCTTCTTTAATCGTCATAACAGACCTCCTTTATTCCAAATCCGGAATAAGATAATATTCATCGTCGTGCTCTTCGACCCAGCTGTCGCACTCATTATATGTCCCATCGAACACAACCTCCTTGCTGTCAACGTCGAAAACTTCGTAGGTATCCCCGATACAATAGCTCCTCCAAAAATCGAATTCCACCCGGAGGACTTTTTCGAGCTTCTTCGCAAACTTCTTGGTCATTCTTTTGCGGCCGAAGGCATTGAGAGCTTTTTTCACATTGACGTACATGAATCCGACTTGTCCTGCGTCCCAAAGAATATCCGGCCAATTTCCAAAGTCTCCAAGCGACAGGTCAATTCCGCTGTGGTCGTAGATATAGACTTTCGAGAACAGCCCCCACTTCTTGGCTTCCTGGATTTCCTCCCCATAGGATTCCTCGTACTGTTCAAGGTCATCATTATCCGTGATACGTACATCTCCGAGATTGTAATTTCTGTGCCAACAGACAATCGTCGTGACATTACCTTCGTTGTCTTCTCGAGGGTTCCAAGGATACTCATTCTGCTGGATTTTGACCTCGTGGAGCAGGTCATACATGGAATCGTCAAGCGGTGGCACAAGCCGAAGCTCCCCGTCGACTACAGTTTGCGATAGCCACTCGTCCTCAAGACTCTTGTAGTTATGATAGACTTCACCAGTTTTTTTCAGCCGATACTTCATACGAATTCCTCCTTTGATACTATGAACTGCAAGGCAGTAAACACTGCCATCATACCGAGAGTAAATGCTGCCGTAACGAGAATCACAAGAGCTCTGTTCAGCATTTCAGCGGTTCCAACTTCTGCGTATTCCTTTGTTGCGGCGGACAGCCCGACAAGCAATGCGGCTTCGACGATGAAGGTTGTTAGACAACCAATATTGGCGAAGCGTTTGAGTTTTCGGTGCATTTCAAGCCTCCTCCGGCATTCCGAAAGCCTCAATGTATTCTTCGGCAGAGAGATACTCTTCTGCCCATTTTTGGGCTTCTTTTACAGTCAGGGGAGTTATCTTACTCCCTCCGGCAATCTCATTCCGGCTGACTGAACGGCTGTACTTGCTCATGGGGCCTCCGCTTCCGGCAATGAAAAATTCCCCTTTCCGAGTCCGATACAGTGATTCTTCACATGCATCGTACAGAAGACCGCTCGTAAAAGAACCTATGTATTTCGCTGTTTCGGTATTGTACAGTTTGCCGTTGATAACTGCTTTCATTTTGAACCTCCTTCCGGCTCCCACTCAGGGAGCTTCTCTACTGGGCCGTACTTCTCCAGCCAATATTTAATCCGAGCTTCTAGCTCTGGTTGGCTATACCGTCCAAGCACTTCAAGGGCTTTGGCTTTGACCTTCGCAATCGACGGCCAACCGTCGCATATAGGGGCTCCCGTTGAGGACTCGTAAACACGATAGTTTATGGATTCTTGTGGGGGATGCCCAATGAGGAATGTAAAATTATAGTAGTAGAATTTACCTTTTACCTCAAACCGATACTTCATGCATTGGCTAGTCTCATCGGGAAAACACGCTTGGAACCATACTTTCTTGGCTTTCTCACTCATGATTCATTCCTCCTTGTCGAAGATTCCACACTCAATGTTGTGGAGAACATCGGGCAGATAACCGTAGAATCTGCCTTCATGCTTGCCATTGGGCCACACAAGATGCTGGATGATAACCGGCAAGACCTTCAAGTCATTTGAGGCTTTCTCGTAGCGGATGGTATAGTTCGCTACGGTTGCCCCGTAGGCTGTAGGTCTCTTGGCCTTGAGATAGTCTCGGAGGCTCCGGATAGTGGAGATTCCGGGAACATTTGTTTCAATTAACATTGGATTACCCCCTTTCCGACATACTGTCGGGAATTTACAACCATGCAATGTGGTGGGCGAAAGGTTTTTCCTCCACCCATGCATTGGCAGATTCTTTTGTAACGAATGCCCAGCAACCGCAGCCGTCATAGCCTGTCGGTTCATCGGTTGAACCGAGAGCGATGAGACCTTTTTCCCGAGCCTTTTTGATAACTCCATAAGGCTGATGGTCAATGAACTGCTGTGCTGGGAGTCCACTGCCAGAGAATTCCTCAAGAAAATCGACAAGATTGAAGTGCACCATCGGATTCCCTCCTGCGGTTATGAAGCCGAAGTCGAGCATTTACTGCTTTGGCCATCCCGATAGCTCGAGATTGTGAGTCAGCAAGTTTATGGACTCGCTGACCATCCTCAATCCATGCGATTTCCCACCATCCTGACAGATGGGGTTCTACGCTGACTATCCCGAAATACATACTGTACCTCCTTCATGGTTTAAGTTCGATGAACTCGGCCTCAATAACATGGATGGGGTTCTTCTCTCCAATAGGGTAGAACATCCCGAGCTTACCGATAACTCGGATTGTACTTCCTACTGGATAGGTTTTCTGATTCTCCGTTTTCACGGAGATTTCGAGCTTTCCGGAGTGAAGAAGAATCCATTGAGGGTATTTTAAGCCTGCTATTGTGCAGATTCCGACTTCTCCTTCCAGCAAGACACTGTTCAGAAGTTTTTTCTTGCTCATTCTAATGCCTCCTCAACCTTCAGATATTGCTTGACATACGTCAGCATGTGAGTCGGAGCCTCAAATCGCCCGATACGGTTTCCAGTGTCGAGGTCGATGACAGTGGAAACTGGAGCAGTGAATAGGTCGCCGGCGTCCTCATACAATTCGCAGAGCTGCCCGTCAGGTCGGTGGAACCAACCGATGTGCCCAACGGATTTCTGAATGTGCTCACTCATTTGCCTTCCTCCTGCTTCTGAACTTCTTCGATTTCGCTGATATAAAATTCGATTGCCTCACGAACATCCTCGAGTACCAATTTAGCTCTAGAAACGTTGTAATTATCGAGGGCATCCCTTAATTCATACAGATTGTTGTCGATATCAAGTAAGTCTTTCAGACTCACAGTTATACTGTTCATACGTTGCCTCCTCAGCTGAAGTTATATTTCTCGCGCTCTTTCTGCTCGACATGCTCGAGTGCCGAGAATGAAAACTTCCAAGGACGAAGTTTGTCCGCCAGAGACAGAAGCTGACCATCCTTTTTTGAGAAAAGCCAAACTGATGCTATCGGGTTTGAATTATCCAGCCAGTTTGTATCAACGATAATTCCCCAAATGTCCTTGAGTTTGCACCCTTTTAACGGCGGGATTCCGGGGCCAATTATGAACCCATCTGAATCCACGAGTTTAACAATTTCTCCGATTTCGAATGACTTTTTCATGGCAACTGCTCCTTGAGAACGAGATTCACAGCTCATACGAGCTGGATTTAATTCAAATTGACAAGTTTGTATTCACCATTTTTGATTTTCCTCTCTGTTTCTGCCTTTGATTCATTTAGAAATAGATTTCGGTATTTTCCCGTTGTCTTGCTGTAGTCCCAATAGTTTACATCGAGGTAGATTTTGCCATTCTTCCCGTCTATCTTTGCGATGATGGAATGGTAGGACTGGAACAAGATATTTTCATCATCGTCGATGATGATAAACTGATTGGGAACTTTATTCCCGTTCTTATTTGTCATATTTTCTACTTCCATTAGGTTGCCTCCGGTTTGGAAAATTGCCATGTATTCACGGGATGCTCGTCATAGTCTCGCATCCACGTTCCATTCTTTCCTCTTTTGCAATACAGTTCGTCCCTCGTTCTATCAAAAAGATACAACATCCCAAGCGGATCCGTTGTGAAGAAGTGTTTCGCAATCCGAGTTGCGTACTGTTTCGCGGCGAGCAGACTTGGAGCTTCAGTAAAAATCCCCGAGTTGTCGGGGAATATCACTTCAAACTTTCTCATACTGTTCCTCCTTTCAGGGCATGAGAACGACGAACTCACCGTAGCCGGTAGTTCGTGCCCATCCACCACGGCTGTTTATTTTCTCCACGACCTCGTCGACTGTGCCGGAATCATCGCCAGTCAGCTGTACCCACTCGCCGAGTGTGAAGCGACGGTACTGCTGGGCGATTTCCTTCGGGTCAATTACCAGCGGTTTCCCGCTGGCCATTTCGGCATCGGCCAGTCGGCGCCAAACTGCTTCGGCGGCTTCTGGAGTGAAGACCGTCGAGTCGAAACTTTCCATAGTCTCGTAGAAAGTCTCCCCATCTGCATAAATGTACGGCATACTCGTACCTCCCCATTTGAAATTGCCAGCTCATACGAGCCGGCTTTGTAGCAGTGGCGGAGTCGAACCGCCCCAAGCTGACTGCAGCTGCTGTAACACCCCCCCGTCAGAGGCAACCGACGGGGGGCCAACTGCTCACATTACTGCTCCTTCGTAGAGCTTATCCTCGTCGATGACGAGGTCTCGGCTGGCGAGATATTCATCGTCGGGACGATAGCTTTCAATGAAACCGTTGAGTTCGTCGATATGGCGGAGAACGCCGAGGAAATTCTCGACCGATACTGCAGAAGTTCTCTTCTTCAGCAAACAGCTTGTAGACGAAGTTTATAAACTGTTCCGAAGCGTACTTCCACTGCATTGTCTGCATAATCTCCGGCCAATCTGCGTAGACTGAGAAATACAGATTCTCGGCAACAAGGCCGAAGCGAACTGCTGCAGATTTATCCAATTTCGTCTTGAATCCGCAGAGCCGAGCTGCAAATTCTTTCATGTTTTCCAGCTTCCAATAATCATACATTTCCATGGTAGACCTCCATGTAATGAGATAGGCTGACCATACAGTCAGCGATACAGCAGTGATGGACGTGCGCCATCCATCGAGGTCAGATTCTTCCAACCTCGACTGCACTATGCCTGCTGTAAAAGAGAAAATATGCTTTGTGATTTATTTACCGAGCGCTTTTTTCTGGGGGGTTTGTTTCGCTCCAGGTGTTCCCAACCGGTGCGTAGTTGCTCAGGCTACGACTTTTCAGAAGCTGCTGGCATCACAGCTCCTGCGCAGACAAGCTCATCTTGTCTGCGCCCTTCACCTCGTTCATCGAGCCACGTTCAATTCCTCATTCTCTCCGCAATGCGGTCTGGGCTATCCCAGATTGTGTACTCCGTTGTTCCGCACGGATTTTTGAGCGTGAGCCTCGTTGGGCTCGATGGCCTTGGGCTGGGATTTTCCCTCGCCCTCGGCGATTGTCTGACTCAATCATAACCCACGGGCTTGGATTTGTCAAGGCCGAAAATGCGATTTTTTTTGAGGCTGCAAGCCTCAAAACTCGCGCGCGCAGGCCGAAGGCCTCACGGGCACGCGCGGGGGAACGGTTGAGGGCAACGGCTGCTGGATGCGGTTGGGGCAGCTGTTCTGGCTGCAGTTGGGGGGCTGGGAGTTGGGGATGGGGTTGCTGAACTTCAGGTTGCTGGGGCTACTGGGTTGGCCACCGAAGGTGGCCCCCCCCCCCGTCAGAGACCGACCGGTTGGCGGGGGCTACGGGTTGTTGGGCCGCTGGGTGTGGCCTGACGGGGGGGTGTAGAAATTACGTGATGGCCGACAGCTCGGAAAATGCAAAAATGCAG